CATCATACCGGCTGGTCCTTGGGCCATGTTCCCTACAGCGTTAACCAAGGCTCCTGTTTCTGCGGCCATTCCGTCCGAAACTGCGCTCTTGGCTGCTAGTTCGGTGATACCACCGCCCATCCCGCCGACTTCTGCTAACTCTTCTTGCATCAAAGCACCAATGCCTTGGTCTATCTGGGCAAGTTGCAGGGTCGGTTGCACAAGGGCCAGAACGGAATCTGGTGTTCTTTGCGCGTCCTCTGGTCCAACAACCTGCGCCAAACGAGCGCGGTATGCTTCCACACCCTCGTTTTCATCCCAGACTGAATTCATAATGTCTTTAAAGTCACCTGCCATATCCATGTTATTGATACTGCGGGAGACTTCTTCATTTACAGCGTTGCCTATTTCTTCCGCAGCAAGCTCACTCGTAGCCGCCTGTAGTTCGCTTCCGGCGGTCTGTATGACTTCTGGAGGAAGGTTCTGTGCTTCCTGATATATCATTGCCTCTTGTTCCGGTGACATTGCAGGCATGTCCATCATCATGTCTTCGTCCATGGCAGACATGATGCCACCCTCTGCCATTTTAACACCACGGCCCATTAATATATCTCGCTGGGTTATGTTGCCGTCGCCGCTAAGATCTGGAAAGGTAGACCCGCCCCCGGCCATGCGCCGTGGGTTCATATTCTGGTTAAACATTGTTCTATCGTATATTCCGGGCATGATACTTTCCTGTTAAAATAGTTTGCCAATTTGGTTAGCAGCGGCGGCGGTTCCTAGAAGTCCTGTTCCTATTCCAGCAACTTGCTGAAAAGCAGAGGGGGTTGGGGCAGAAGGTGAAACTTGCGAACCAAGAGAAGTTTGAGTGGACGGAGCACCTTTGTAAATATCTGACAAGAACGCAACGCGGCTGTATGGCTCATACAATTGTTTTTGCTGGTTAGCCCGCGAGGCATCTAGTTCAGCCTGCTGTTGAGCCTGTTGCTCCCGACCAAATTGCTGCATGGTTGAAAGATCCTGCAATCCTGTGCTTTGCGCCAACTGACCAAGGCCAAGTTGCTGACCGCCAATACCGGCTTGCTGACCACCAATCCCAGCCTGCTGCCCACCCAGGTTACCGTATAATCCTGCAATTCCGCCATATAGCTGGGACTGAGCTTGTTGACGACTCTGCTGGTTTTCAAAGGCAGTCTGCGACGCGCCAAGGGCTTGGTTGTAGTTCTGGGCATTTAATTGGGCAAGGGCGCGAGCTTGTGAATCAGCTAGGTTGCGGTCAAGTTCTGTTCCAGCAATACCAAACCTGCTGCCACCAAAGGCACCTGCCCCGACGCCTTGAGCGGCTAAATTGTTGCGAGAAATCTCTGCCTGCCGGTTCATCTCTGCAATAGTAGTGTCGATAACCTGCTGTTGGTATGGGTTGGTATATGCAGACAAGTCGGTTGGTGCAAATAGTTGACCAGAACCTGAGATGGCTTGTTGCGCGGCAGTAATAGGTGTTTGAGCTTGTCCTAATGTTCCGAGGGCCGTGCCCAACGTGCCCAGACCAGTTCCAAGGGATCCAGAACCGGAAGTCAAGTACTGTTGGTAACCTCCGATACCGCCTGCCCGCTCTGCACCTGCGGCTGCACGTTGCTGCAAACCGCTCAAACCAGCTATCTGTTGCTCTGGAAGCTGTATTGGGGTATCGGCAAGACCTTTAGCAGATTGGATTAAGCCCAGTTTTAGGGCTTCAATCTCCGGGGCTTCGCGAACAATTTGTTCTGTAATAGTTGTTTCAGCCATTGTTACGCCCTCATTTCAAAATTACGCATCATGTCGTAGAGGCTTTTGGCTCCCGCCTGCCGGTTGCCATTGCCAGAAGGGTCTGCTCCTCTGACGGCTTGAGCATTCATAACGAACTCGCCATCGGAAAGCATGGCTGGAATGTCATCAGAAGTCTCTGTTCCCGGACCTTCTATAAGCATCTCGCGACGTGGGAACTGTGGGGTTCCGCCTCTGTTCATGTCCTGTGGCTTTTCTATGTAACCGCCGTCGGCAACTTGATATGCTGATGGTACAAAGGGGTTACCTGTGTCGTATCGGTATGGGTCTAAAGCCTCGTCAGGAAGAAGGTACGCGCTTTGGTTCTTATTAAAAAGATCAACTCCCGTTGGACTATAAAAACCCGGTAAAGCACCCCTAGTAACTTCTTCAACAGGCTCTCCTTCAAACACACCCATTTGATTAGCTAGTAAGCCCGCAGCGGCTACAGGAACAACCGAACGTTTTAAAAGACTTGGGTTTACTTTTTCAAGCGTGGACAAGACTGAAGAACTTGGAGCAAGCGCAAGTTGTTTATTTTGAGCGAGAATATCGGCTGCTGTTATATCAGGTCCGCCAAGGAGAGGGTTATTTAAGCTAAGATCAAAAACACTTGTGCCAGCGGTTTTTTGAGCCATTGCCGCCGCAGCCGCTTGGTCTAAAGCATTTTGTTGACCAAGGTTAGTCACTGTTTGACCCGAAGAAAACTTAAGTTTATTAGCACTACCAGGTGAAAGTTGGATGGGAGGTCCCGGCGGGATGGCCGCTGGTATGAACCCTTGCGCTTCCCGACCAAATATGTCTGTGTAAGCCTGATCTCGCCCTAGTTTATCGTATCCGGGTTTTAAATTAGAGTAAGGGTCAAGAATATCAGTAGCAGTTTTTCCTAAAGGAGCCCCTTCTCCTGTAATTGTATTCATAATTTTCTGATTTGGTCCGGTGCCAAAAATGTTTCCAAACTGAGCATCCGATGCCGCGCTAGAAGCTTTTGCAGCATCAGAAGCTGCGTAGCCTAGGCCCATTTCTTGCATAAGATTACCGGGTACGTCAGCAAAAGGAGACGCTGCATACTTTGTTCCTTGCTGCACCAGTTTGCCATTTACTACGTTGTAAATAGGAGTTTGACCCGTAAAGCTACTTTTAATTCCTCCCATAAAGCTGCTGCCTGGAGTTGTTTTGTCTAAACCGGAAATAACACCTGCGCTAAGACTTGCTATGCCACCGCTCATAAGCCCAGCTTTAAACGAATCTTTAAGACTTGCCCCGCCAGCAAGACTTGCTATGCCACCGCCGATAAAGCTGGCTCCAAAAGTTCCTGTACCAAACGCAGGTCCTAGAAAAGGAATACCAAAAGCCGCAGCGAGCATTGGTATGAAAACAGGAGCAGCCTTCTTTGCAAGCTTGGCTACAGACTTGACGGCTTTCTTTACTCCTCTAAACACACTTTTAAAGAAGAATTCAGGTAGGCCCGTGTCTGGGTTAATGCTATTAAGCTCGCTGCCAACAACAAATTCTTGTGGGTCTAGGCCCATGCCGCGCATCTGACCAAAGAGAAGTTCTTTAATCTTTGGGTTTGCGTTCAGGACCTCTAGGGGTATGACCGTCTCACCTTCCGCAGCGTGAACTACATATATGTCACCGTTCCGACCGTACTCTGCCAGCTTCTTAGCTTGTTCGTGCATGGAACCAATGCCAACTGGGGCAAATTCGTAATCAGGAGACGCATCTGCAAAAGATTGCAAGCCGTTGTTTAATACTGTGTGTGTTTGTTGTAGCATCAGGAAAGCTCCAAAACATTGGCAAAGACTTGAATCTTTGCTGCGGTAGCGCAGTTAAATATTAGCGTGTCACCGGTCTCTAAAACAAAAGGACCTGTAAACGACACGTCTGCGGTAGCAGAAGAAGAGGCCAACGTAGCCAAAGTGATCTTCTGCAAAAATACCGTTGCCGAAGCGGAGCTATCAGCTATCTTGCAGAATACCACTATCGACGCCGTATGGCTATTGTATAAATTGATGTTCTTTACAAGTGCTTCGGTAGCCGCTGGGCATGTATATACGACTACATCACCTGTAGAACCTACCGTCGTTACTATGTTCTTGTAAGCAGAAGCCATCAGTCCATAAACCAGTTCAAACCATTGGTATCATCTTCTCCGCTAACAACAGCAGGAAAGTCTATTTTTGTAAGAGCCATCTCAAGATCACGCAAAATTCGAACAAACGTATCGACATCGTACTCATCTGGAGCCATGGGCATACTGTGATCGAGCAAACTAGACACTAGCGTCTCCCATCAGGACGTATATCAAGGCGAAGATCACCCAGCGTCCACGTTATGTTGGTCGTAGAACTTTCAATGCGTAGCGCAGCCTGCCTTGACCGGCTTCTAAGAAAAGATTGCTGAGTGCTGGAGGTTACTACATTAGTAGAATTAGTAGCCAAGCTATCTCCTGGGAAGTTGCGGGTCTTTAATACGTAATCTACCGAGGCGGTAGCACTGGTGCTTGTGATGTCAATGTCTGGTATTAAACGACTTACAAACATAAACTGTTCGCCGTCCCCAAGGTCAAAGTCAGCGGACTCAATAAACGAAGTCATAGCAGAGCCATCGTCATCGTCGCCGGTCTCATGAATGTAGACAAAGTTTGTAGAGTTAGAAATTCCAGAAGCTCTTGGATTGTTGTGTATCCCATAGTCAACCCAAGCAGTTCTCGATAATGTTCCTAGATCCCAAGTGTTCTCCGTGAAGTTGAACTTAACGTAGCGGTCTATTTCAGTAGAATCCGCCGTAGGGTAGAACCAGAACACCTCGTCAAACATCTTGTTGGAAGCCGCAAAGCATTTAAAGCTTTGATCTAGGTTAATGTCGTCAAACACATATCTGAGAAGAGTACAGGGAATAACCTGAACACGACCTGTGTAGACATAGAAGTTCTCACGGTCCATCCAGAAGACCTTGTCGCCAACTGTTGTTACAGCGTTTGGTCCAATGATAGACACATTGTTTGCTAACATACTGAAACCAAAAGTGAACGGAGGGCCTGTAAACCGCATGGCATGAAGGGCTGTATCCGTCCAGATAAGCATTTCCTGACGGGTCTTCTGTGCCGATATAATTTCTGATCCAGACGATATACGTTGAGAACCAGCCGTGTTTGTAGCGGTGGGTGTCCAATCCGCTGGGTTCTCTTGGTCGGACCAGCGAACCATCAACAAGTCTTGAGCCGTCTCATTTAAAGGGTTACTGCCAAAACAAACTACGTGTCGATCCGCACCTGAAACCATTATTCTGCGAGTTATAAGAGGAGCACCAGACGCATTTGGTTGAGAGGCAAGGTCCGTGGCCCGTGAACCAAGGCCCAGTGTCTTATCCCAGTAGTACGGGGTTCCATCAAAAACATTAAGGAGTAAGTCTTCGCCCCAGTTGTCCTGACTGTACAAGCGGATGTTTGATCCTGTGTTTGCCGCAGTGCTAGAAGATGACCCCCATCCTACAAAGTCATTTGCTTCTTTGACAGTTGCTCCATCACTATGAGAAGCGGCACTAGTTCCACGAGCACCTCGAACAACACCTGCATTAATTAAATGAGTAGATTTACCTGTGTATTGAATTAACTCACTGCCTATCAACATAAGTCCAACAAAGGTAACCGCATCACCACTGGAAGAGGTAGCCGCTGTTGTTCCGTCATCGGCTCTTGTTAGATCACCAAACACGTTGCTTACATTCGTTCCGTAACGTATTTTTTCAGTACCTATAATAAGCGTACCCCTAGCAGGAAACCCGCTAGAATTTGCAACGGTAATAGAAGAACTGGCAACGGTTAAATCTGCACTTGTTGTAGTCGCTGCTGTTTCAAAGTTAGTCGCACTTGTTAAGGTAAACGAGGTCACACTGTCGTTTATTCCACCACTATCGTTAAGGGTAGTCTGAGAATATCCTGTTGTTACACCGCTCCAAAGACCCGCTCCAAAGCCTGTTCCTGTTACAACAGTATTAAGACCTGTGTTGATCTGATAGTTTGCAATTACAGCAGAACCACCGCCAGCAGTGTTTCCAGAAGAGGCCGTACCTGTAGTTGTTATTTGATAACTGTTAGAATCAACAACTGTTACTTTGTGCTCAATGTTTAATTGGGCCGTGGTTATACCGTCCACTGCCGTAGCACCACTAAAAGTAACATAATCTCCTGTTACCGCTCCATGTGCTATGGCTGTTACGGTAATTACCGTAGCACCAGAAACAACAGATCCTGTCTTTAAAGGATTAGATCCAAGAGTGGCGGTAGACCTGATAGGTGTAATGTCGTTATAACCACCACCTTGTTCTATGTAAAACTTGGCTTCCGTTCCAAGGCCCATGAACTTAGAGCCGTCCAATGCAGCCCAAGTATGCAAAGACCGTCCCGTTCCTTCTATGGTATTGCTACTTAGACGAGACCAACCGCCCATCTTTTCAGGACGACCTTTTCGAAAACGGATTAAGTCTGAGTTAAACCAACCATTTTCGTCGCCGTAAGACGTAGTCTCACGATTAACCCCAGGTCGGAACTGTATCTTCGACAAAGGCATTTAACTTCCTACAACTTATCAAGTTCAGTCTTAATTAGATTACGATTGTCCTGTAACCAAGTCTTGCCCGCATCCGTAAGCACCGCTTCAGCTAATTTAGTTGGTGTCTCCAAAGCCTCAAGCCTGTTGATTTCTATTTGTGCCTTTTCAGCAGTGGTAAGATCAACGGCTGTGTGCGTTAGCGTTACTGTTTGCTTGTCGCCGTCTATCGCAGTAGTTGTTGGGCCACGCTTCTTAGTAGACGTTACCTCTTCGGTCACCTCAATAGCTTTGACAAGAACATATTTGCCTAAGTCTAACGGACGTTGGTTGCCTGTAAAAACAACATCGCCACCTTGCATCTCTGGCAACGTAACTCGACCAACTGTGCCACCAAGGCTATTAGCTGAACTGTCTGATTTGCGAAATAAATAGTCCATAGTAGTTCCTTTAAATTATTACTTTACGATATATCTGGCAGTCCACCGCCACGCCTGTAACGAACATTCGTAGCACCTACGTCCCATGCTCCGCTGCCAGACGAACCGAAAAAGAATTTAACAGCTTTGCTTGTTGTCGCACCCGAAAATGTGCGGTCTAACGATCCATCAATCAATCCGTAAATTACAGCCCCTCTACGAGAAAACCCAATAGTGTTTCCTCCAAACCAACCCGCCGACTTACCAGCTTCTACGACACTATTTCCATTTTGCCATCCCCTCGCATCGCCCCCAGCGTTACGAGCAGTAAAAATAGGATTAGTTGTTGTAGGTTGCATTGCGCCAGTACCTGTACCGTTATCTGTAATTCCCATTGCTTGTGTGCCTGAAGTTGTTGCAAAGGTAGCTTCAAAGTCAAAGTCTACGCCAGCGGGGATCAAAGCGTCAGCCGTTCTAATATTCTTATCGCCAGCCGTCAGGCTTACTGTACCAGAGCCAAGACTTGCAGAGCCTGTATCGCCCTGCCAATCTGAAGATGCAAGCGTAATGTATGAGGGAACTGCGTCAGCCGCTGGACCCCAAGAAGCAAGTGGCATTGCTCTGCGACTAACCACTATTGAAGGGTTACTGGTTATAGTTAAATCTGTTTGAGCCGCATCAAAAGTAGCAAATGCTCCGCTATGACTTTGTATGCTTTCAACTTGTTGATCGTATTTTTCGGTTAAGTTTGTCCACGTAGTAGTTGCTACGCCCTCGTTTGCGTTCATAGTACAAGAACCAATAATTATTCCTTTTGCTGGACACGAAATTGTAGCAACCATTGGGTCATCAGAGTTCCCGCCAGTGTCGAAGGGACTATTATCAGCGTCATAAACAGCCATCAGTCCAATGCCACATCTTGCTTGTGCGCCTGAAAATGTGACTACAACGTCACCAGATGTGCCAGAAGCAAGAGGTGCGTACCAAATATCTTGTGAATAACCCGCTTCCCCGCTGGAAACTTGTTCTTTTGCTTTAACCGCTGAAACCCCGGCGACTGTAAGTGTATTTATAGGGGTTGCTCCTCCGCTATTCGAAGAACCAGTAACATTAATAACGATCATTCGTGTTGCGCCAGCCGTTCCTAATGCCTGACTAGAAAACGTGTACGCAGTAGCACTAGATCCTGTCACAGCACTAGCAGTAAAGGCGGCTGTTACAGGAGTGGATGAATTATAAGATGAGTACATTGGCATTAACATTATTGCAAAGCCACCACATTAAGGTGTTTAAACGAGCCAACTACGGTACTGTAGAGCATAAAGTCGTGGCCGTTCGTTGTCGTTAAATCATCGCCTGTGACAATTGTATAACCAGAAGTAGTCAGCGTTCCAGCCGATCCATTATTTGTATACTGGAGAACAATAGTTGAAAGTTGCGCTTGCGGAGCCAGAGTATGTGCACCGCCGTTGATACCAGCTTGTATGTTTCCATTTACAGCCGATAGAGTTTCTGTGCCACTAGTGTTTGTTCCGACACTAAAGGCTGTCTGTTGAAACGCGCCAAAGCCTGTACCAATTCTAATCCCACCAGTTCCTGTACCATTCAGGGTAAGATTGGTGTTGGCTGTTATCGTTGTTATTGTGTCGGTTTTTAATGCAGACATTTTTTAATCCTTTACGGTGCTGTAGGCCAAACGATGTCATCAGGGTCAGACTTACTAGCTGGTAAATCTCGCAAGGCTTTTCGATAATTTTTCCAAGCATCCGAAATAGCAGGACTGTCGGGCATAGACATCCAGTCTGACTTAGCCATCAACGTGTCACGTTGTGTTCTAATTGCTGCCCACTTATCAGCCAGTTGATCCTTTGCTAGTTGGTCGGTGTCCTTAGATGCAGTGTCACCGCTTACGTCCCAGTAAGCCAATTGATTATCTAAGCCTTGAACTACCTTGCCGCCATAAGTAACGACATGAGCATCAGCTTCAGATTTGTTATCAAAGTCTTGGTATTTTGTAATAGCCCCACCATTGTGGGAGACTACGGCTGTAAATTCTTTCATTTTAATCTCCTACTTCGGGTTGTCTGACTTGACTTTAGCTATATGGTCTTTAAAGGTAGTCGTGCCATTAACCAAATCGTGATATTGCATGTCAAGTTGGTCTCCTACTAATCCATACTCAGCTCGTCTAGCTTGATTTACTGTTGGCGTAGGTTCAACATAAGTAACAACTTCACCATTCGAATAGGTATCTTGAGTTGTCGTATTGTCTGCAACGTCAACCCATTTTAAATCTGGATGAACTTCAAATGGAGTATCAGCAAACTCACAAATTCTAGTTCCTTGAATCAGTGCCTTCTTTGTCATTACGAATACTCCTCAACATAAACCGCACCTTTAAATCCTATTCCACCAACTTGACCGTCTGTTTCTCCGCCAGAACCACCGCCACCAAATGCAAAGCCAGCGTCACCAGCACCACCAGTTTCAGCGTTACCTCTAGAACCACCGCCAAAAAAGCTATTGCCGCCAGCACCACCAGTTCGTGATCCGCCTGATGCTCCTGACACACCGCCGCCGCCAGTAAAGTTAATACTGCCGCCACTACCAGCCCCACCTGCACCACCAAATTTAACAGTTGTGTTTGCAGAACTTCCACCGCCAACACCACCCGTTGCACTACAAAGGGCTGCAAATGATGTTGTGCCACCAGTTCCACCGATAGACCTGGAAGCTCCAGTAGCTCCACCGGCTCCAATTGTAACTGTTGCAGAAGAAACACTGCTTACATCAATAAGCTCAATAGCTCCACCGCCGCCACCGCCACCACCACCAGAAGCACCACTTGGAGAACCACCACCGCCACCTCCACCAGCACCGACTAATGTAACTTTAATAAGAGTAATTCCAGAAGGCCTAGTCCAAGTTCCAGATGATGTGAAAACTTGTACAGATTTAAAAGAACCTGCTGGTGTTGCAAAACTTAAAACTCCACTAGCATTTGTGACTATTGCCTGCCCTGCACTGCCGTCAGCCGCTGGATAGGTTAATCCGTCAATAGTTACAACTCCACTACCTTCAGGAAGGAGAGCTAAGTTGCCACTTAGAGCCGTGACTGCATCTGTTATAATTGTGGACAATTTCTATCTCCTATTGAAACATGACTGCAATTGCGCCATGCGTGAACGTGCCGCCACTAAATTTTAATTGTGTTAATTCAGCCGAGAGAGCTTTTGCCCCGCCACCAACCGCTCCATCACCGTTATCTGCAGAAGCTTGATTGCCTGTTTTCAGAGCGTGAGACTGAACCCACTTGAAAGTGCTGGTTTTTTGTAAGTTTAGCGTCATTGTACCAGTGATTGGACTTGTGCTGTCTTGAGTTCTAAAGTTAAATCCAGCGGATGATCCAAAACCTGTGATGGCTGTGTTTGTCCACAAAGCCTGGGAGCCAGATGTATAACCGCTAGTCTCAATTCCACCAGAATCTCCAATTTGAACTAAAGCAGTAATACCTCCAGCGGAAAATCTGACCTCGCTAAACATAATTACAACTTGCTTTATTCCAGTTGGAATGGAACCAAAAGTGACTGACGTTCCTGACGTTGTGGCTTGCAGAGCCGATAGGCTAAACCCAGCGGAAGGAGCATCAATAAAGGACAACACGGCAGAGCCGTTACTTTTTATGATTTGACCTGCGCTGCCGTCTGCATGAGGCCAAGTCAGACCATCAAGAACCAGCTTGCCTGATCCGGTTGGAATAACGGCAATGTCACCGTTGTTAGCCGTTTCATTTATTGTATCAACTTTTAATATACTCATGTCATATCACCACAAAGGTTGCGCCAGAGGAGAGAGTTAGTGTCACACCAGAGGCTATTGAAAACGGGCCTGTGCAGCTACCATTGTCGGTAGCAACCATCGTTTGGCTTGTGTTTAATATCGCTTCGTTTACTCTTATAATATCACCGCTATTTCCAACAGAGGCTCCTGAAGCACCTTCTCCTAAGAAAGCACCGCCGCCTCCACCGCCCGGTTTAGTACCCGCCAAACACCAACCTGTTTGTCTATATGTGCCACTTCCATACTCTACAAACTCAAGCTCATCTCCAGCTTCTGTTGTAAAGTTTTGTGCTCCAGCAAGAATGAGGTTGGTGCTACTATGTGTGAGTTGGCAAGCACCGTCAAAGTGAAGCTTGATAACCGTACCAGCCCCACCAGTGGTGTTAATGCTGGTAATAGTTGTAGTGCCGGTTACGTCAAAGTAGTTACCGTCTTTTTGAACCGCTAAAGCAGTAGCAGATGCGACATCAGCACCTTTAGAGAACTGTGCCTGACTATCGTTGGTAGCAATGTTTCCACTAGCCGTAAAATCACCAACAACTGTTACATTAGTAGTTCCCGTAGGGATTTCTAGAACGTCAGCATCCGCATCATTCTTAATTGTTACGTCGTTAGTTGAGCCTTGGCCCGTAAGAACTAACCCTTCCACAGAAGTGTAACCTATGGCAGCATCATCTCCAGCGGCTGTGTCTCCTGTTACATTAAGAGTTCCTGCCGCTGTAATGTCTCCCGAAGATAATATAGTAGCTAACTGCAAGTTTGAAATAGCATCTATAACAGCCGCTCCAGATCCCGCTCCGTCCATGTAAACAATTGCAGACTTACCGTTTGCAATTGTTATGTTAGCTCCAGAACCTTGTGTTAGTATTACAGAGTATGGTCCACTAGAACCAGAATCTGTAGTTGCGTTAATCATAATGAAAAACGCTGATGTTGTGTTTGGAGCTACCGTGACCGTGTTGTTTGCACCAAGGGCTCCTGTAAACTTAATTACACGGTACATACCATCCTGAAGGTTTTCAGTGCCTGATCCAGGAGAAGCTTCTCGAACAGTTAACGTATGAGTTGACCCAGAAAGACCTACTGACTTATACGAAGCAATACGATCTAAAATATCTATGTTGTGATTGGTGGTATCGCCCCAAGCTCCAGATTGTTCTCCAGAGCCTATCTTCTCAATACCAAAACTAGTTGTATATGATGATGCCATTATTTTATTCCTATGCCGCTATCTTAGTCCAATTAGGTGCTTGTGTGTAGGTTATTGGGTTCCATCCAGCTATTTGGCCCGGATTAATTTCTTCCCATATAAGAACCCGTCCTACAGCGGTTGCGGCCTCTACTCCTGTAACCGGAACCGTAATATCTATCTGTACATCACTAACAACCGTAGCCGCAGAAACTCCCGTGACCGAGACGTTGGCTAAACCCGTTGCAACTGCTGTTCCTACAGCAGCAGCCGCAGAAACTCCCGTGACCGGAACCGTTATATCTACCTGCACACTACCTACAGCAGTAGCAGCAGAAACTCCCGTGACCGGAACCGTTATATCTACCTGTATGCTACCAACAGCGGTAGCAGCAGAAACTCCCGTGACCTCAACAGTAAACGGGGTGTTCCACGCACCTGTGTTCCAAGCACTTCTTCCCCATCCGCCAAGATTAGGGTTGTCAGCCATTAAGCAATCCTAATCAATGCGTTGTTAGCGTCATTTGCTGGCATGGTAATCGTAAAATCTCCTGCACTGGATGATTTGTCTGCTCCAAAGTTAATCACACAAACAGAAGGTTTGGCCGCGTGTGTGGTGTTTCCAGCCGTCCCTGCATTAGCTAAAGTGGAGTTGTATATCAAAGCACCACGAGCACTACTAATAGTAGCCGTTGAAAAAGTCACGTCGGCCATATCAATAAAAGCAGTTGGGACAGCACTACTATTATCCCCAAGACCAATCGTAGCACTCGAAATAGAACCACCGCCTGAAGTGTAGTTAGTTCCGCTCACTTCATTTCCCGTAGTAAATCCAGTGGTGTCTACCGAGATGGACGAACTATTTGTAAACATAGCCAGCTTAAAGGTGTCCGCTGCTATAGAACTACCGTCTCCACGAGAATGCGTTGTCCAAAAATGAATTCCTGCATTTATCTCTTTTTTGTACGTACCGCAAATACCAGATGTTCCTACAGCCATTA